GGTATGAGTACCTCCTTTAACACAAGAATAAATGAGAATTGTGTTAAAGTCAAGCAGTTTGCAGAAGTTTAGCACAAGTGGGGTGAGTAAATGTCAACGCCGACAGTAGCAACTAAATTAGCGATTGAGGGAGAGTCTCAATATAAAGACGCTATAAAAACGGTAAACTCCGCGCTCGGTACGCTCAAATCAGAGTTAAAGCTCGTAGAGAGTCAGTTTAGCGGACAGGCAAACAGCGCGGAGGCACTATCGAAAAAGGGCGCAGTATTGCAAAAAATGTACGACGAGCAACAAAGCAAGCTGTCAACTTTAGGAAAAGCTCTTGCGGAGGCAGAGAAAAAACAGGAGGCGTACTCAAAAAGAACAGAGAGCGCAAAGGAAGAAGTCGAAAAGTACGAACGCGCTCTTGAAGAATTAAAAAACGAGTCCGGGGACACGAGCAAAGAGCAGGAGAAATTAACAAATGCGTATAATGCGGCGGTATAGAGCTCCAAGAAGCGACGAAAAAGCAAGAAGAAGCAACAAGAAATGTAAACTCGTATCAGACGCAGATAAATAAAACCGAGACAGAGCTCAACAAGCTATCTTCAGAAATCGACAAAAATAACGGCTATCTCGACGAGGCGGCGAAATCCTCGGACGGGTGCGCCTCCTCTATCGACGAATACGGCAAAGAGGTAAAAGAGGCCGGGGAGGAGTCGGAAAAGGCCGGAGAGAAATTCGAGAAAGTCAAGGGCGCGGCTGTCGCACTCGGAACAGCGGCGGCGGCGGCAACGGCGGCACTCGCGGCGGCGGCTATCAAGCTCGGTACGGAGGTCGTGACGGCCTATGCGGATTATGAGCAGTTAGTCGGCGGCGTTGAGACGCTCTTTAAGGATAGCTCCGGGCAAGTGGTAGAGTATGCGAACAACGCATATAAGACCGCCGGGCTTTCCGCAAATGAGTACATGGAGACCGTTACGGCGTTCTCTGCGAGCCTTATCTCGAGCCTCGGCGGAGATACCGCAGAGGCGGCGAAATATGCGGACATGGCTATTACGGATATGTCCGACAACGCTAACAAAATGGGCTCCGATATGGAGAGCATACAGAACGCGTATAAGGGATTTTCCAAAGGCACGTTTACTATGCTCGATAACCTCAAGCTCGGGTACGGCGGTACAAAAGAGGAAATGGAGCGGCTCCTCGCAGACGCACAGGCGATTTCCGGCATTGAGTACGATATTTCGAGCTATGCGGATATTGTCGACGCTATTCACGTCGTACAAACGGAAATGGGTATCGCCGGAACGACGGCGAAAGAGGCAGAGGCGACGATTTCCGGCTCTATCGGTATGCTGAAAACGTCGTTTAGCAATCTCATTACGGGACTCGGCGACGCAGACGCAGACATAGACAAACTTTGCGGGAACGTAGTTAGCTCGTTCTCCTCGGTGGTAAAGAATATCTCGCCGATTATTAAAAACCTCGCAAAGAGCGTCCCGCAAGCTCTCGAGGGGATTATCGACGCGATTAGCCCTCTCCTGCCGGAGTTTTTAGAGCTCGGCGTTAGCTTGTTCGAGTCGTTGCTCGACGGTATCGTAAAAATGTTGCCGGAACTGACGAACGCGGCGGCGGACGTTGTAACGACGCTCGTATCCGGCATAGCGCAAAGTCTCCCGTTGGTGATTACGGCGGCGGTGCAACTGATTACGACACTCATTACGGGGCTCGCCGAGGCAATCCCGGAGCTCGTCCCGGTCGCCGTAGAAACGGTAATGACGCTCGTATCGGCGATTATAGAAAACGTGCCTCTCCTCGTAGACGCGGCGTTGCAAATCGTGACAGGGCTTGCGACGGGCGTAATTGACGCTATCCCGGTATTGCTCGAGGCAATCCCGGAACTGATAGAGAGCCTCATTACGACGCTCCTCGACGCTATTCCGCAAATCATCGAGACAGGCGTAACGCTTATAACTGCGCTTGTGGATAATCTGCCGCTTATCATTCAGACAATCGTTGCGGTATTGCCGCAGATTGTAAACTCCGTCATAACGACATTGCTCGACCACTTGCCGGAGATTGTAGACGCGGGTATCAAACTATTAACCGCGCTCATTACAGCCCTGCCGGAAATTATTACGACGATTATCTCGGCCCTGCCGCAGATTATTACGAGTATCGTAAACACACTCGTAAACAATATTCCGAAAATCGTAGAGACGGGTATCAAGCTATTAACGTCTCTCATTACCAACCTCCCGCAGATTATAGCGGAAATCGTGCGGGCAATGCCGCAAATCATTTCGAGCATGGTATCCGCGCTCGGACAAGGCGTATCTCAATTCGCGGAGGTCGGCGCAAACCTCGTCCGGGGTTTGTGGCAAGGCATACAGTCCCTTGCTGGGTGGCTTTGGGATAAGGTCTCCGGGTGGATTTCCTCCATTTGGGACGGTATTTGCGATTTCTTCGGTATCGCCTCCCCGTCTAAAAAAATGGAGTGGGTCTCCGAAATGAACGTCGAGGGCGCGGCTCGAGGCGTTGACAAAAACAAAGAGCGGGCCGTAAAAGCATACGGCGACATGACGGCGGAAATGCTCGCAGAGGTCGAGGCGGGTATGTCCGACATAAATACGGAACTCGCGGACTCTATCGGGGAAATAGAGACAGGCTTTACAGCGAAAGCGACGATAAAGCAAGTCTCCGCCTCTCTGCCGTCGGTTATGCCGGGACAGAGCGGAGCGGGAGCCTCGAGCGGCGGCGGGAATACGATTACAAACACTTTCAAGATTGATAACCTCGTCGTCCGCGAGGAGGCGGATATTAAGAAAGTCGCAAAAGAACTCTACAATATGCAGAAATCCAAGTCTCGCGGAAAGGGGGTCGTTATGGCGTGAGTATGGGCTTTACTTTCAACAACGTTCACAGTAACGAAATGGGAGTCGTGTTTAAGAGCGTAGATAGAACGCTCCTGCCGCCGAAACGGGTAACGAGATATACGATACCCGGAAAGAGCGGGACATACGACATTGAGGACGGATACGACAACCGCGAAATTGTTTGCGAGGTCGCTTTCGTCGGCGAGGATTATCGGTATCAAGGCGTAAGAACGAGAGCGAGGGCCGTCGCCGGGTGGTTATCCGGCGAGGGCTTGCTCGTTTTCGACGACGAGCCGGGCAAGGCATACAGCGCAAAGGTTATCGGCGGCGTGAGCATTGAGCAAATCGCCGTTACGGGACATTGCGAGGTAGCGTTTTCTTGCGGGCCGTTCGCGGAAAGCCTCGAATACAATCAACAGGCCGTTGCCTCCGTATCGTTACCGCATACGGAGCAAGTAGACGTTTCCGGCTCGCAGGAAACGGATTGTTTAATCTACATCACAGCGAGAGGCAGAATAACGAACTTGACCGTTACACGGTTAAAAGTTAATTAAAAATGGAGGTAAAACACTATGGGAGCATTATCTAACGTACACGCCGCGTCTCTGTTAAATACGTCTTTGCGTAATGGTACTTATTACCTTGCGCTCTTTCTGACCGACCCGACCGCAAGCGGCACGGGCACAGAGGCGAGCGGTGGCGGATACGCACGAAAGATTATCAATTTCGGCACTCCGTCCCTCGTTTCCGGCAAAGAACAGGTAGCAAACTCCGAGGCAGTAGACTACGGAACAATGACGGCAGACCTCGGCACGGTCGCGTATTGGGGCATTTATGACGCACAGAGCGGCGGTAATTTGCTTTGGTACGGCTCGTTTACACGCAGTAAGAACGTGCTCAACGGCGACGCTATCACGGTATCGGCGGGGGCTATCGTCTGTACGCTCTCTTAACGGGGAGGCGGTACAATGTTTAACCGAACTCCGTTCAACCGAACGACATACAACCGCACGACGACAATTACGTTTGAGTGGCTCGCAACGGCTCACGCAGAAACGGACTCCTCCGCGTATATTCTTGTCGTGCGATACCTTAACGGAGCGGTCGAGGCCGTCGCACAGGCGAGCGGCGTAATTATCCGCGTCGTATTGCCGGAGGGCATAGCGGAGGCGGAAACAAGCTCTCTCGGCGATTATATACGTACGTTGTTCTTTGACGCGCTCGCCGAGGCTATTTCCTCCGCGAGAGGTACGTCCGTCTCCTCCTACGGCTCCGTTACAATGGTAATTGAGGGCGTGAACATGGTAGCGGGAGACGAGCTCGTTATCGACACGGAACACATGACGGTAACGCTCAACGGCGTTAATATCGTCGACCGCGTTTCGGACGATAGCGCGTTTTTCAAACTGCAACCGAACGAAAACGATATTATCGTCGAGGGCGGCACGACAGCGGATATTAAAATCCTTTGGAAAGATAGGTGGTTATAATGTCCGTGCCGCAGATATTCAACCGCGATATGAAGAGGCTCGCATACCTCGATAATGCTATGAGTGTAGGATATACGCTCGAACTAAATTCGATATGGACGGCTACGTTTACAATGCCCGCAGACGACCCGAAAAATAAGTATTGCGAGCCGCTTAATTTCGTAGAGATTTACGACGGAAACGAGCGTATAGACCTTTTCCGTATCATCGGTGAAGATTTGGAGCGGGCGGACGGCGCGACGCGGTTTTATAACTGCGAGCACGTCCTCGCTACGCTCCTCAACGACGTTCTTTTCAAATATCATCAATGCGGCGGATATGGGATAACGACCGCCGCCGTTCTCAATTACGTTCTTGCCCGGCAGACTACACAACATTGGAAACTCGGAGCTTGCGATTTCTCCCGGAACTTTGAATATAATTGGGAAAACTCGACGCTCCTCGCGGCCCTCTTTGCCGTGCCGGAGTGCTTCGATAGTGAATACAAATGGGAGTGGGATACAACGGTCTACCCGTGGACGCTCTCGCTCGTATCGCCTACGGAC